CTTCTTAATGTCAGCAGTCAGTTTCTTCATTTCTGCTTCAGTGTTCTTACCAGTGTAACCATCAATCATCTTGCGGTCGTATTCTCTTATCTTCCACAACTCACTTACGTCAATCATCGGTTGAAAGTTATCAGCAACCTTTATGTTACCGTTCGCAAATATCTTGATGATGTTCTCAAGAGTTACCTTACCACCACATGCTTTCTTCAGTTCGCCTTGTGAACGAACATACTCAGAAAACCCTTCTTGTTTCTGCCCACTGTACTTGCGAGGTTTGTATGACTTGTACGGACTCTTTGGCTTGGCATACTTTGCGAGTACAGCGTCCGACTTCTTCATCACCTTATTGATTTCTGCCTGAGAAACGGGTTCAAAGTCTGCCAGCAGGTCATCAAGAAAACCTTCTTGCATAAGATACGATCTTAACTTTTTCACTTACCTTTCCTCGTCATAAAGAAGAGAGACTCTCTGCTCCCCGCCTGAACTCTTATCGTATACTTACCCGAAAAATATTTCTTTGCCATTCGCAGATACAACTTCTCGCGACTCTGCAACTGTTTGGTTCCAGTGTCCTTAGACTTCTCTGCCCCAAAGGATATATACTTAGGGTTTTCTTTTTTCAGAAAGTCCTTAGTGACTGCCAGAACAGTAGAGAAGATTCGCATAGCATCACCTTCCCCTGTCGTATCAAATCTTGTTACTTGTGAACCAGACTTCTGACGAAAGAAACTTAAAGTCCAATCATACTCATCGTAATCATCAGGATGTTCTGAACCTGTAATGACTACAGTTACCTTACCACCGTCTTCAGTCTGAAAGGTATATTCGTACTCATCGTTATACTTCTTACCACCACTGTACTTGTATGGTGTGTCAAACGCTTCTGTAAGGTAGTGGTCAAACCCTATCACCTATCCGCGCCCCTTAGAATCCCAACCCTTTAAGATGTTGGGCGAAAAGTTATTGTAACTAAACTCCATACGGTCAACGAGTTTAACCGCATTGCCACCAAGTTTATCAATGGCAACAAAACCTTCTTGACCAGTAACTTTGTATCCCTTACTTGTCTTGACGAATGTACCAATATTTGCAAGGTCATTGAGTTTATTTATAAGAATTAATTTGGCAGTGACTAGTTGTTTTTGCAACTCAAACATATTGGTAAGACTTGCTGTATTTTCCTTTGAGAAGAAAGACAGTATCTCTGCGAGTTTCTTCTGTTGAACTTTCTTACCAGCATCAGTTGAACGCTTGTCTTCTTCTTTCTTGTACTTTGCCTTTAACCAAGTCTGCAATGCAATAGTATGTCTGCCTGAGTTCTTAACAATCTCGCCCTTACGAACAAAACTGTTGTTGAACTGTTCTATCAGTTGGGCAAGTTTTGGGTTTGCTTCCAGTTGACGCAGAGTGCTTCCTGCTACTTTAGAAAACAACTTACCCGCATTAGATAATGCAGCATCAACCTCTTTGGTTTCTTTCTCTGTTAGTGTGGCAACAGAGACATCACGCAACATCGCATCTTGCGACCATACCTTGCTTGTGCTTTTGAGTTTGTTAACGTCAACACCGTAAGATGCTTTCAGTGTTTCAAATGACGAACCTTTATATGTCGTGTGCCAAACGATTCCTATGGTCGCCTTCTTGGTTTCCTTTGCGCCAGTAGAATTAGTAGGGAATGCATAGACAATAGTGTTGGGGTGGAACGTCATAAACTTTTGCCCAGCAATACTTTTACTGGTTACATCGCCAGGACCGAATAGGAAGTCGCCTTGTATGATACCCTTAATACCAATTAGTGGTAGCAGTTCAAGTGCTGCATTCATTTTTGTATTGAGGTCACCAGATGTATCGGCATCAACATCTGCTTTTGTTTTATAGACTTTGGGGTTCTTGTTGAAGACACCTTTCTTAGCGACAAAAAACTTTCCATCACTTGGGTCGGTTCCCGCAAATATTGCTGGTGCGCCATCCCACTTCACAGAAATATCTTGCTTGTGTTTTCCCTGAAGCATATCACGGAGTTCCCTCAAGGCGTTGATTGCCTGTCGGGTTCCTTCCACGCCACCATAGATAACTTGATCTTCCAAGTGTGTCATGTGGGTGTTTTTCTGCTCAGAAAGAATCTGTTGGTGTAGAAATGATTTCATATCGGATTGGTCACCCTTTTATTCGTAAGACTATTTATACTCAGTATATTTTAACAAAGTAACTAGATTGATCTACGTCCGATTGTGCATATCGAAACATTTTTGTAATGAATTCGTGTTGCTTCTTTGTACTACCCGATTCTAAAACATCAAGGAAGAGCATACATATAAGTTTACTATTCTTGAACTTAAAATCTTTATCTGCAAGAGAGGCATAGAAATCTTCTTCCGTCAATATCTTACCTGACGGTTTGGATGACCCATTATGTTTTTTGTAGAGTTTATATAAAGTCTCTTGATAATCTCCGTCTTGATTAGACTTTATCCATTGGATTAGTGATTTCTCAGTTCCGAGACCTTTGTATATTCCTTTACCAAATACCTGATGACAATAAAAGTCTACATTACCCCCACCTATCTTACCTCCAGCAGCAGCACCACCCTTAATCTCTCCTTGCCAAGCAGTCTCTCCACCGAACGTCCTGAATTGTACATCGCCCACATTAGTGTGTAAATAAATATCTTGAGACTGGAAAAAGTTTCCTGTCTTGCCGTAAGTGTACCCAGTGTAAGTGTAGGACTCCCGCCTACTTTGCGTTTTCGGTGTATTATATTCTGTTAGTTTTGCTGGCGCATTCACACCAATCTTTTTCAGGGAGATACCGAGTAGTGTCCCTTTCTCTCCTCTGCTATACACTTCAGCATTGAGTTCGCCCCAACTACCAGTGGATTCGGAAAGAGGTTTACTTGATGGTATTTCTGTTGATGCCCATATATCGCCAGGGTTCCACTTATCGTTTGAGAAACTTCCTGGTGCTTGAGGAGATTTACTTTTTCTGTCGATGTCGTGTGCCGCTTTCTTCGCTTTATAAAGACTGTCCATAAACGGAGAACCACGATGGAAGTAAACACCTCCCCTCATCACCTTTCCAAACTTTTCGTATAGTTTGTTTGCGGTCTTTAGGTAAACATCATTCTCTATCCAATCTGACGGACCTTTTTCAAGACAGTCTTTGAGGGATGGCGCGACAACAAACTTTGCGCCTCTCTTTAAGTCATCATCAGATGCTTTTTTTATTTTTCCCTTCGCAAAGTTGAAGACATACGAGCAGTAGTAGCATTGGAGGGATTCTGTCCATTTGGTATCTTCTGCGCCACCACCAGAACCAGCACCACCACCAAAATCTTTATCTTTAAATATTTTAGTGTAGGCAACGGTAGTAACAACTGATTTTTTATTTCCAATATAATATGATATGGTCTTTTTATTTTTCTCGTACTTGACCCCAATAACTTCCTTTCCGTTTTTACTACTACCTAAAATAAATGGACGCTTTTCTTTTATTTTTAATTGAAATATAGCGTCACGACTTTCGCCAGCATATGGTCCACCCGATGCGGGGTTTGTCATGTCTTTTGAATTTAATGCTGGCATTTTTTATTCCCTTAGTTTGTCTATTTATTTATACTCCATTTGAGAAACGCATTATAGATTTCATCTTCCAACTTTGTCGCCTCAAGTTCCCAAGGCATACTACTTTCGTTTACGGGGTCATACATCATATCGATGCCTTGCCACCGCTCACAATGCCTTGGTGCGTTTGGCGCAACCAGTTCACGCTTGAGATACTGCCTTGCGTGAACCAGTTCGTGACCAAGGGTTTTCAGTTTATCTTCACGACTGATCGACTCACCACAAGTCACAGTCGCAATATCAATCTCTGCTCCGTAGTTATCTCCCCAACAGAGACCGTAAGAGTCGTCATCGATGGTTCCGTATTTTAATTTAACACATACCTCACCACGCAGTTTATCAAGACCAATATAGTTTGATGCAAAGTCAGCATACACTCTCATGTATGCTGGCATATTTTTAGACAGGTAAAGGTTCATGAGTCTGTGTCATCCTGTAGTACTGTTGAAGGTCACAAAGAAACATTTGCTTCAGTCCGTCATTTAAGTCATAAGTAGTGACTTTAGTGCTGAGACCTTCTTCAGTCTTACCACCGATATTTAATACGGCAATTTGTTCTATTTCAGTTCCGTACATCTCATCGTGTGCGATAGCGTATGCCGCGCATTGCTTGACATAGTTTTTCATTTGAGATGACGATTTGATTTGGTTGGTTTTCTTGTAATCCCAAACTGTGGTCTTACCGCGAAATACTCCAACTCCGTCAAACTGACCACGAAACTTATTTTCCTTAGAGATGACACCTTTCTCTTTCGCCCAGACTTCATCAATATCAATCCCGATTTCCCTGTTAAAGATATCAAGAATCGCCTGTTGATATTCGTCCTTCGCAGAATTATCCTCAAGGGTTTTGTGTGCCTTGCGACCTTCTCGAACCGCCTTGCCCAATGGAGAATACCTGTCCTTCATCATACGTTGCATGATTGCATTTTCTTTAGCATTGAGAGTCCTCCACACTTTACTGGGTGAAGGATACTCCATACAGTTAAACATTTTGCTCAACTTTGGAAGTGGTAGGTATTCATACATTATACATTCTCCAGTTCTTTCGCTGGGTCAACGAATACAACATCTTCCGATGTGCCTCCGATATCAACCTTAGAGTTTTCACCAACAAACTTTTTCAGTGCTACAACTCCACCAAGAACTTCGATGGGCAGACTATACTGCTCTTCGATTTTTTCTCGTTTAGAATCTGATAAACTGACATAGTCTTCTGGGTGAAGAAGAATGCGAGTAAGATTTGATCCTGTTGAAATCCACCGTTCAATGCGTTCTGAAAGTGGTCGTGTGAATTCGGCAATTGCCATAGGTAATCTCCATTGAATAATAGGAAGCCACATTATTGTGGCCTATTCCTCCATTCAATGTAACCATTATACTCTTTTGAGGGTCAAATACAAGACCTAGAATGTCAATGTAATCAACAACTTACGATGTGGGCATTAATGCCCTTATGGGGTTTCTGATATCAGTGTGGGTCTGGGGTAGGGTACTATGGTCTTATAAGGTATTATTGCCCTATGACCATACTATGAATGTTAACGAACATCGGAAGTAGTTGCAAGAATATTAAACCACCCAATAGCAGATAGGTTGTGCGTTCGAGTTTTCTAACCCTATGCTCTACCTCATTGATTTGGTTTATTATAGATTTTAGCGCGGCATTGGTTTGGTCGCCTTTAGTTTTTAAAACCGCTATCTCTACATTGAGTCGAGAATACCCTTGTTCTACTTTATCGTTATCTGTCATGGAAATTTAAATCCTAGTTTGTTAGTACGGGAAGAAATTGAATAAGCACTAAAACGATAATAAAAAAATAAACAGATTTTTCGATTTTCATAACTCTATTCTCGACTCTGCCTATATGGTATCTCAAATTTCGAAGAGTCGCATCCATATTATCTTCGTTTATCCTCTTAGTCTTTCTCCTATCTCGTCCCCTATTCATCCTTGAAACACTCGACTATTATTATTATGATTCTACAGATTATTTATATTTTTTTTCATCTCCAATCATCATTTTTCTAACTTTAATTAAATGATCTACATGATTCAAATTCAAGGGTTCTAGGTTAAAGGCATCGTGCATGTGAGAAATATCAACTTCACATTCCTCAAATGTATCCCCTATCGCTGCTATCGCTGCCACACTGTAGAGAGTTACGCGACCTTCGTCATCATAGTAAACTTCGTGTATGGCATAACATGGGTCTTCTGACCCAGGACGATGTGCCACTCTATAATTCCAAGTCACATTATTGCTCCAATCTGCCTTGCTGTTCTGCATATAATTTCCTCAAATCCATGAATCCTTCAATCCAGTTATCACGATGTTCAACGAACACCTGCGTCCCTTCTGGATGAGCAATAATAGTTACAAGTCGGTCTACTGGAATACCTGTTCGCTCTTCGAACATAACAGCATACGCAGACTCTTGCTTGAAGTAATTATTTATAAACTTTCTTGGTTTCTCTTTTGATGAAGTCTTCCAATCAATGATAGAAAGTCTGCCATCAAACTCTGCGACAAGGTCAACCGTTCCTGCAACCTCAAGATGATGAGAGAACATCTGTCCTTCAACCATCCTAACATTGTCAATGCGTTCATCAGCAACATCGCGCAGACCAGCAAACAATGCCCTAACATTCGGCATCATTTTCTTCTGCTCTTCACCAAGGATGTGACACTCAATCATTTCGTGAACGTCATTACCTTTAGAGAGTGCCTGTGTGGAGACCCTGTTTGCCTCCTCTTCACCGACACGCTTACGCCACCTATCTAGACCTTTCTTACTAGAAGGGTCGGCAGACAGCACTGTAGTGACCGAGGGATAGGGGTTCTTGATGATACCTTCGTTGTCGGTGTAGTGTCTCTTCCCGCCTATGTCTATCTGTTCCAATAGTGGAATATCTGTTATTAAATTCAAGTTGTATTTTTTCATTCTATCTTCGCATTCTCGCAATATCAATGATCTCTTCTTTGTTTAGGATTGGAACCGCATTGCTTTTATGCATGCAACTGATGCCCTTGATTAGTGTTCCTGTGTACTTGTTGTATTTAGGACCGACACACGCGCCCTTGCTTTGGTCTGAGTCAACAGACTTGTACTGTGTGGTGTCTCCACGCATAGCACGAACTGGTGCGTCTGCTATCGCTTTGAAGTCCTGAGATGGGTGCTTTTTGTACCGCTCACCTCCGACTGCTTTCTTCTTCACCTTGCGACCATTGAAGTCGTGTGATGTAGAATAATATTGTCTCATAGTGCTGTCTTCCATTGCAATGCTGTGGGTAGTTGTGGGATGCCATCCTTAGACAAGTTATGAAACTTGACTGTTAGAATCTCACCAACTAAATCATCTCGCTCTTTCCACTCTAATGCTTTCTCATGCATGTTACCTGCTGCTGTAACATTGAAGGTTCCACCAGACTCGGTCTCGCAAATCCAGACGGGAACGCGATATGTCTTCTCTCCGCGAATGTATGGTTTGCCTTCTTCGTAACCGATGACCTTGAACTCTGCATCGTGAAACTCTTTGACCTTGAGCAACTTCTTAGATCGCTTATCAACCTGATAACCGTCTGTGCCGAATCGAATCATCGTGCCTTCCATTTTAAATTCACGATATTTTTCGTGATGCTGCATCGCTTCTTCGAGACTCTTGACCTCTGTTGTCTCAGTCCACTTTACTGGGTAGGTGTAAGCACGATCAGATGTGTCGTATGCTTCCCAAAGCAATTCGCTTCGTTCGCTAAATGGTTTGCCACTCACTATATCGTAGACCCAATACTCAACCGATAAGGATGCTTCGGGATTCTTCTTTGCTCCCTTGATAAGACTCGATACTTCCTGTAGAGTTTTACCGTGAAGATAAAGTTCGCCATCAAGATGGAGATTCTTTAGACTGCAAGATTCTATCGCCTCAACAATATGTGGGAGGTCGATAACCTTTCCTGACCGACTGTATAAGACTCCGTCCTTGTAGAGTGCGCGGTGTCCGTCCAACTTAGGTTGAACGAACGCAGTCTCCCAGTCAATACTTTCTGGTTTGACTTTATCAAGTTGTGCCGCGAGCATAGGTTTAGGTAAACCCAATGCGTTAGTCGATACGACCTGTGCTGCCTTGATGGTATCAACATACCCTTTGTCAATCTTCAACCGTGACTTAGATTCCATTTCAAGAATCGCTTGCTCTTCGGGTGTGGTCTCGTTTGACCGACCGATGTTTTTGCCTGTGGCAGTGTGTTGACTTGTGACTGCTTTGCCACCTATGACTGTTGCACTGCGAGAGAATATAATGTCTCCCTCAGTCCAACCTTCCCAGATGCCAACACGACCATTATGGTTTTTGTACAATGTAATCATATTACTCACTTTGGATAAATTGCGAATGTGACTGCGTCTTCTACAAGGCAAGTTGATTGACCCTGATACGTTGGTCGCCTTGGACCGCGATACTTAAATCTGCAACCAGAATATGCGAGTGCGCGAATGACAATGTTATCGCGGTATCGCATTGGTACGCCTTTGTAAATTGAATGTTCGTTTTCAGGTGAAATGTAATCAAAAATATTCATTACACTGCTCCCTTCATCTTGTTTATTTGCTTCTGCATAGACTCTATGATCCTTGCTTGATTATCGCAAAGGTCACGCAACTCTTCGGTTTCCTGTCTTTGCTCTGCATTTTTACGAACACACACAGAACGGCAATTGAGTTCACGCAATCTATCGAGTTCCTGACGTTTGGCGCGTTCGTCTGTGCCTCCAATAATCGCTTGACTCTCGCTAAATGATATTGATTCTTTCATGCTATGCGCTCCTCATCGTCCATTGCGATTTCATCGATTAGTCCTGAGAGGGATATACTCTTGCTCTCACCAAACTCCATATCTGCGATAATCTTCATCTTCAACTCTACTTGCGCGAGGTATAGTGCTTTTTCTTCTTTGTTCATCGGCATCTTTCTTCCTTCCTTCATTTCTCTAGTTGATGTAACCATTATACCCTAATGAGGGTCAAATGCAACCCCTAAAACTTCAATGAAATCAATGGGTTAGGGGATATAGAAAAGTCAATGGAATCAATGACTTACAGCAAGTTCCGAGTCCTCGCCAAGCACACAGTGATGTGCGTAGACTTTCCACGGGACGGTTCCGTATCTGACCCCGACTTGAACCACAGTGGAGGTTCCATCCTTCTCATAAGAACCTCCCACCTCTTCGCACTCAATCTGTGCTGACACACCGATATAGTACGCCACAGAGAGTGCTGTCACCGCCAAAGCAGGAACACCGAATACCATTCCACGCTCTACCCAGTCGCACTTCTTCCAGAAATTAATAATTTTCATACCACGCCACCGCTTACTCTCCGTGTTCCTCTTCGTGAACGTGCAAGGCGATAATGCCGTAGTGGAGAACCTTCAATAAATCCTTGCGGTTCCATCCGTCTTTCTTTCCGTATCGCTGGGAGTATTTCATAATGTTGCCGATGCAGAATCCAGTTCCGTGTCCACCATCAATAATGAATTCTGTGGACTGGATTTTATCCTGTGCGTAATGTTCGCCATAGGTCGCATCAATGTACTTGGTCAACTCTTCAATTAATTTATCTTCACTGTAACGATAATCTATTTCATGTGTATTTTTAATAATCTTCTCCTTCAATATATTGTGTTCGTATTGAGTCGAGTGGGTCTTTCGACCTCAGTCGTCTTTCCATATCTTCTGCGGGTGTATCTTCTGTGCCATCAAGCAGACGGTCTATGTAACCGTTTAGCAATGCGCCCATAGAA